ATATATATATATATCTTTAATATTATTAAATTATATAATCAACATATATTATGGTGTCAGTATTCTGAAAACAAAACATTATCGATAGAAACTAAATAAAATTGAGATAAAAAAATAATGTGTTATATTATTATCAATCAATCATGGAATACAAGAACCTTGAAGGATTTTTGAGAGAACACCGAACAACATCAAAGGATAACATTACACACACGCGAATTGGTGATAAAAATAAAGTATTTCCTGGAAAATATAGTATTCCAGAAGAGAAGATTCAGTTATTTTATAAATTATATCATAATCATGTATTTGTAAAGAATAAACCAGAGTATTTAACTGAAGTTCAGATGCGAAATGAACGTTCGCCTATTCTAATTGATTTTGATTTCAGATATGATGTTAGTGTGAAGGAGAGAAAACATACAGAAGAACATATTATAGATCTTATTCATTTATATATCGATAAAATAGGTGAAATTGTAAAGTTAGACAAACAAGATGAAATCACAATTCCAATATATGTGATGGAAAAAGATAATGTAAATATACAAGAAGAAGTAACAAAAGATGGAATACATATGATTATTAAACTGTCAATGTCAAATAAAGTTCAAGAAATATTGCGTGAGAAAGTTCTTCAAGAGATTGGTGATGTATTAGACGATTTGAATCTTAAAAATAAATATGAAGATGTGTTAGATGAGGGTATTACAAAAGGTCATACAAACTGGCAAATGTATGGTTCTATGAAACCAAATAATGAACCTTATAAATTAAAATATCATTTTAATGCTATAATTAATAAACAAGATATTGAACTTTCAAAATGTGATATTAAAAATGATATTAATTTGATTACCTCTTTAATGGCAAGGACAAAACCAGAATTATCATTTGAACTAAAAAGTGATATTCAAGAAAAATTAAAAAATATGAAAAAAGTAAAGAAGAATAAAAATTTGAAGTTGAAAGTAGTAAAGAACAAAAAAACAGAAAGAAGTGATATCAGTGAAATTAAAGATATTGAAAATATTATCGAAGATATATTTCAGAATCTCTCTGTAGAAGAGTATATCTTGAAAGAAACACATCGGTATTTAATGTCTTTGCCATTAGAATATTCAGATAATTATCATAAATGGATACAATGTGGTATGGCCTTAAAACATTGTGATGACCGTCTTTATTATTCTTGGTTATTATTTAGTAGTAAATCAAATAAGTTTAATATCAATGAATTAGATTATTTCGAGAACTTGTGGAATAGTTTTGGAAACACATCCTCTACGACTCGTTTAACAGAGCGTTCTATTATGTATTGGTCTAAAAAAGAGAATTTAACAGAATATTATGAAATTCGAAAAGAAACTATAGATTATTATATTCAGCTTACGATTGATACAGCAACAGAATGGGATATTGCTCACGTGTTGTATCAACTATTTAAAGATGAGTTTCGTTGTGCTAGTTTGAAAAACAATATTTGGTATCAATTCAAAAATCATCGATGGAATGAGATTGATAAGGGTTCTTCCTTACGATATAATATTTCTAAAACTCTTTCAAATATATACTCTGAAAAATCTCGTGAATATATAAGTATATGTAATAATGAAGATTTAGAAGATGAGATGATTGAAAAATATCGTCAATTATCAATTAAATATAATGAGATTGCTTGTAAATTAAAGAGAACTACATTCAAACAAAATATTATGAAAGAAGCAGCAGAAATCTTTTATGAAAAAGATCAGAGATTTATGAAACTGCTAGATACAAATCGTTATTTGTTATGTTTTACAAATGGAGTATGGGACTTTGAAAATAAAGTATTCAGGAATGGTTATCCAGAAGATTATATCTCTCTATGTACGAATATTCCTTATTATAAGATAGATGAAAACTCAGAAGAAGATAATAGAATTATTGGAGAGATTAATGATTTTATGTATAAGCTATTTCCAAACAATGAATTGCGAAGGTATATGTGGGATCATTTAAGTTCTACACTTATTGGAACAAATAAGAATCAAACCTTCAATATTTACAATGGTTCTGGTAGTAATGGAAAATCTAAATTAGTAAATATTATGGAGAATGTATTAGGTGATTATAAGGGTGTTGTTCCAATTACCTTGGTGACACAAAAGAGAACAAGTGTTGGAAGTGTTACACCTGAAGTCGCCGCATTAAAAGGTATCCGTTATGCTGTTATGAGTGAGCCATCTAAATCAGAGCGTTTAAATGATGGTTTAATGAAACAATTAACAGGTGAAGATCCTATTGAAGCAAGAGCTTTATATAAAGATCCTATTACATTTATACCTCAATTTAAGCTTGTAGTCTGCACCAATAATCTGTTTGATATTAAAAGTAATGATGATGGTACATGGCGTCGTATTCGTTTATGTGAGTTTATGTCAAAATTTGTAGAAAATCCTAGAAAACAGAGTGAGATTGAAGAAAATAACTATTACGAATTTAAGATTGATAAAGAACTAGATAAAAAAATAGAAGAATGGAAACTTATCTTTATGTCTTTATTGGTAGAGAAAGCCATTCAAAATAACGGAGATGTTCGTGATTGTGATATTATTCTCTCTGCAAGTAATGAATATCGTCAAGGTCAAGATTATTTATTGGAATTCTTTAATGAGAAGATTCAAAAGACCGATACTTCTACTCGTGGTCTCAAGAAACACGAAGTTTATACAGAGTTTAAATCTTGGTATCAAGGTGTCATTGGAAAATCACCTCCTAAAAGTAGTGAATTATATGATTTCTTAAATAAAAAATTAGGAAAACATAAACCAAATAAAGGATGGATTGGATATTCAATTAATTATAGTAATGATGATTATGATGATGAAGATGATATTATAGAAAATTAAGTATTATATAGTGGTGCTATAATATATCTATTAAATGGAAGTATGGCAAATATAATTAAACCACCTGCAAAATATTGATAAATTCTTTTTTTATATTTATTTGATAAAATAAGTATTACAATAAACAATAATAACAAAAACCAATTGATATATCTCAATATGGAATATATATTATAATAAAACATGATTCTATCATTTGTATAGTATGTTTCACGATTACTGATATTTTCATCATTTCTACGATGACGTATATTTCTCTCTAGTTCTGTATTTTCTCTCTTAAACTTAGAAATTAGTTCATCTATTCGTGAATTACTACTATGAAGTGTATCCAGTGTTTTCTTATGTTTATCTAATTCATTTTTTATACTATTAAATTGATTTTCTTTTCTATCCAAAAATGTATTTACACGTTGTTGATTGTTTTCATCTATTATATCTCTATATCCCTCTTCTCCGTATTTTTGTATGAGATAGTTTCTCTTCATTCTCTCATATTCTTGAGGTGCTTGTGCTTTTCTATTACGAGCATCTACATAAGCAATATAAGAATTCTCTAAATTCTCGTTTCTCTGACATTCTTCATCACAATCTAATAGATTACTATTTTCTATATTTGTAATACTTCTATTAATTTGCTCTGATAATGGATCATAATTATCAGGTAAATTAATATTTTCTGTTCTATCTAACAAAAGGTCGCTTTCTATTCCATCCATTATATTCTTATATAATAACTAGAAATTATAATCTTGCAACAACTGGTATATTTACATCTGATTCACTCAAACTATCTGGTCTTGCTGTCAGCCTACGGAATAAACCGTCCAAGTGTTGTCTCGCCTGAGGGTCTGTTCCTTGTAATCGGTTGTCCGGACATACATTCGACTGATCTACTAATTTATCGAACTCATCATCATTATTTACATCTTGCATATTCTTAAGAGCATTCTTATCATAATAAAAGTTATATTTTTGATAATCAAACTCGTTTCTTTGACTCAAATCATACATATTCATAGAAACATTTATAATGAGAAGCACAATAATAATAATAATTAATATTGTTGCTACATTCCCTGGTATTATTTTTTGTTGTAACAAGAGTGAAACAATAAAAATAAGAACAAATCCCATCGCAATACGTCTTAAGATATGTATATGTGCTTCATAACGGTCGCTTTCCCATTTTCCCAATTCAACTAATCGTCTTTTATTCAGTTTATTTTTTTCGAGTCTATCCACATTTAGTCGTGTCTTGTTTAATTCATCTTCAACTATATCTGCTAAAGCCATTTGATTGGCAACACTCTCTTTTTGTGTATTTAATAGTTTTTGATTTGATTCGTATAAAGCACCTAATTGTTCGAATAAGTTTTCACGAATACTGGATACTTCTTGAATTTTTTGTGTCATAGTACGTATTAATTTCGTATCTGTTGTATTTTCTAATTCTCCTAATAATCTCATCTCAAGTTCTTGTAATCTCGTAATATCATTTAATAAACTTTGATGTTGGTCCGTAATGTTAGACATTATATAATATATTAATAAAATAAAACATTCTATTGTCTTTTTATAACATATATTCCCCCACCAATGACTAAAATAATACATATCCATATAATATAACGAGTATAATTCATATTTCGTCGTTCTATATAATGTTGTGCCATAGCATCTAATGTAGTTGCTTTTCTATCATACGCTCTAAATTTACGAACAAGCTCTTCGAACTCTTCTAAATCCTTATTTATATCTTCTGTATTGTCAAAATCATCTAATGACATATTTGGATTAAATCCTTCCATTAGATCCATTACCTTTGGTATTTCATCTAATTCCACATTCTCACTCCTTATCCTATCAATCTCTTTTTGAATCGTTTTAGAATCTCTCATTAATGTAGCTCTTCTCTCTTCCAGTTCTTCTCTAAGTCCATCGTTTAACTTTGCTAATCCACATAATGAATTCGGTTTCATATTCTGTCCTTTAATAAATGAATTAAATATATTCCATTGAGTATCTGTAATATCTGTAGGACAAGAACCTGTATCATTATTTACAGTATTATTTGGATACATTCGTAATTTATTTTCCATTGTCACATAACCCGTTCCTGACTGGAGTTCATCATCCATAATGTGTGAATAAATTGCATTTGTATTACGCTGTCCGTAGACATTATTATCTGGACGCCTTTTACAATTATTACTTCTTCCATACCTTGAAATATTTTCATTATTGGTTGCATAACAATCCCCCTTTCCTAATAAGGTTACTTCACGACGCTGTTTTACATCTCTCTCACCTTGTATTGCCATTATATCTTGTAGTCTAAATTGAAGAGTATCTACACTTCCTGAATTTAAAAGAACACGTAATGTAATTCTTTGATTACCTACCAAATTACTCACATCAAAAGTGTGACTGCTTGAAATTGAATTTCTTCTATAATGTATATTTCCTATTCTTACATCAACAACTGTAGAAGGATTTGATCTTCGTAACAACCATCTAAATTGTATTCTATCCATAAAAGTCATATCTATTGGTTCTGACTGGTATATTACATCAACATTTGTAGCACGACGTGTTACTCTTTTGCTTCTTCTCCATCGTCGTTTTATTTTGACCCTCCACGATCTACCGTATCCATTTATTATTAAACCATAATTATTAGTGCGTGTAATTACACCATTTTGCAATGTTCTTCGTATTGCTCTAAAATTAATTCTATTAATTCTTCGTGAAAATAATACAAGTGTTCGTCCCCTCCTATTCATATTTCTAAGTAAAGAATACTGGTTTTCTCTTACATTTGCAATACCAACACAATCATTTCTAGAATTACATTGTTGTATTGCATTATTTTCATTCAATAGTGCTCTAGATAATAAGGCAGAAGGATGTAAAGTATACCTTCTATTGTCATATTCATTTAATAATTTTGGCTCATAATTTTGAAGTGCATAATGTTTAAATCCACGAATATTTGAAATTACACTACATTGTTCTTTTGTCATTTTTCCTAAGTTTGTATTAATAGCTCTATTTCTTACATTTTCATTAAAACACCCTTCATATTTATCATCGTGTTGAAGAGAGACAAAATAAGAACCATTTTCATTTAATTCACCACGAGAAAGTTGATTACGTATTGTAGAAGAGAGAACACCAGTTCTTCTATCTTTATGTTTATCAAATGTAGAACTTGTAAGTCGCCCATTTAATGGATAGTCATTCGCAATAATTCTTATATTAGATATAATAATTCCACAACCAGATGAAGAAGCATTTGAGATATCTATCTTTAACATTGTGTTTCTTCTTTTATCATGAAATAACGGAATTTGAATTCTACTTTTATTTCTGGATACTGTATGATTCCTAAGAACTATTCTTGAACTACCTCCGTAATACGATGTAATGGTTATTCTCTCTATTCCACATCTCGATTGAATATCTAAAAGAACATTTTCTTTTTCAATATTACCCACACGGATATTTTTGCCCTCAAATCCACACGGTTCAGCTGGTGTCATTTTTGGACCTGAAATTAATGCTAATTCAGAGAGAGATGAGGCATTCACTCTAGATATATCATTACTACAACTAAAATGCTTACTACCCCAATGATTACCCCATTCTCTTGCAACACCATACTGATTCACATAATACCTAGTTCCATTGGATAGTTGAATATTTCTTCCTGAATAAGGACTATGTTTAGCATTTACATATTTAAGTGTATTATTTTTATACTGATTAAACTTCTCATTAAATTCTTCAATATTTTTATTATGTTGTTCTATTCTTTGTTTTAGTTTTTTAATATCATCTCGTATTGTCTTTGCTAATGGGTCTTGATTCGTGAAACCTTCTTGTATTCTGGTTTCTTTTATTGAACTTGGTAAATGGTCTAACTCGCCTCTTTTCCAAGATTTATCTTTTTTAGATATCATAAAAAAATCATCTTTTCTCTCTTCTAATTTATTACCTAAATATAAGTCCATCATCATTTCTTGACCGTCTATTTTTGTATAACTTGGATTTTTCAAATAATCTGATATATTATCATTCATATATATATATTATAAGTAAATATATATATAATTATTTTTTAGTCATTTGTCTCATTGTAATAGCACCAATACCAAGAACAAGAACTATCCAAAATATATACTCATAAAATTTGCTATTAATTAGTTTGGTAGTGTCTTTATATTCTCTATCATAAGTATCTAATCTACTACTATTTTTTTCTAATCTCTCTTTTAATTGATTTAATCTTATCATTTCTTGTATGATTTCTTGTTGTTGATTATTTTCAAATCCTTCTAATCGTCCATCTATATTAGGAATGCTATCCAATTTTTTCTGTAATTCACTTTCTAATTCGTTGGCTTTCTCTAAAAGTTGTTTATTTAATCTATCTACTTTACCACGTTTTCCTGAGAATACTTGATAAGAGCAATCATCACCACTACCCATGACTCCTGTCACAGGAATGCGTGAATATATACTATTGGATAAATTTCGATATTCACTTGGACATCCATTCTCTTTCAATCGTTGGAATACATCCATATTTGGAACCACTCGTCTTGATCCATCTGGATGGACCCACGAAATTTGACCGTTTCTTTCGTTTCGTATCATTGTTCCTTCCAGATTACAAGGAACATTTCTTCTTAAAGGCACACCTTCTTTTGTCTCATCAAACACTCTTAGTCCATTACGTCTTCCCATAAAACCAACAGGACAATCAGTTCTTCTTCTTCGTCTTTGATGACTACTTGAACCAACCCACCGTCTACGATTATCATAACGTCTATGATATCCATATTTATTTATATGATAACGTATTGGATGCCTACTTCTAGATGAATATGTTTCACGACCAGTTACGTTCACATTTGTATTTTTATTGTAGTCTTTTGTTCTATTTTTGATATCAGCTAAATAATCTTGATAAGCCAAATTATAATCTTGAAGAAGTTCATTATATTCTTGTCGTAATTTATTTATTCTTTGATTTCTCTCTGACGTGCCAGAATTCATATTTTCCATTCCTTCAATATAAGAGCCTAAATCTTTACTGGTAGATGTCTTTATTAATTGTAGTCGTTCTTTTCCTAATGCTTCTTTATATCGTTTTCTATTACGCAATAGTTTCTTTCCTCCATATAAATTTACTTTATCTACTTTATTGACACAAGACATATATATTAATACATTATAAAAAATCTATTCACGGATTAATTTTATTAATATACCTGATGTAACAAATGTTCCCAATAAAAATATACCATATACATATAAGTTTCTTCGAAATACAAAATCTATATTTTCGGTTCTCTCATCATATGCATTATTACTTTCTTTTAAAATATCATACTCTTGTGTTAATTCTTTATTCTTTTCTTTCAATCGTTCAAGTGTTCTCTCCTTATTTTTGATTTTTCTTATGCATACATTAATGTCTTGTGTAGTATTTTTTTCTAAATCATTCATTTCATTAATAACAGTATTCAATGAATTAATTGAATCTACAAGTTGGTCTCTTGTTTCTTCATTGGTTGTCTCATTTAAATACTCAATATAGTCTTCACGAACACTGTTCTTTATTATAGAAAATGTATTTATCTTTTCTTGTATCTTTGTTTTCAAATTTTCATTCGTCATTAATATATAATATAAATACATTTTATTGAATACAATAGCGATAATAATAAGATATCAATGAAGTTGGACTTTTACGCTTGATTTCACATAATTGTCCTGGTTTGAGACCTAAAGTTATAGAAACAGGATCAAATCGTGAAATAGTTGGAAGATGTAATCTTGGTTCTTTCACATTATATTTTCTATAAATATACTCTGATTCTTCTTTATCCAAAACTCTATGTTCTGGAACTAAATTATGTTTTAAAATATTAAATTGGAGTCGTTTTAAAGAACGAATTCTAACATATATATTATCATTTGTCCATAACTGCTTCATTGTCTTTAAAAGAGTATCATTCGGTTCATCTTTAGTAATGAATATAATTTGGTCAGTTTTCGGATCTAATATGTTTTCAATTCTATATAAACTCTCTACAATATCATATAGATTTGCAGGTCTAATACTTTTATTTATATGATATTTTATAAATATTTTATGTTGTTTATTATTTTCAACAATCATATCCAATTGTTTATTTTTTAACATAATATGAACTTCATTACTTGTGAATCCTTTATAATTATCTACATTATATCCACAATATTCAAGTTGTTCTAACAATATATTACGAGATGTAAAAACAACATTTACAAGATTACTAGCCATTATGTATATATTATAATAAAATACTATATTTAATTCAATTTTATAAATTATTTCCAATAGTTCTATATTTCAAATATTGCAATCTGGAAGATGAGGAATTTTGGTTTGCTGGTGGTGAGTTCTTACGCTTATCATAAAAAGTTAGGTTGCTTTTATCATTAATTACACGACGAGAAGCATTTCTTATTAATGAGGTTGAACTTTGTTTTACTGATGTAATTTTTATATTATATGTATCACTATTCATATATATAATACTTATATATTATCTATACTAATCATTTTTTTTTCTACATTTTTATTTATCTTTAATTTATTGAATTCCTCTTCTTCTTCTTCTACATTATCTTCTTTTTTTTCGTCATCTTGAATATCAAACAATAAAGTAATTTCCTCTTTCTCTCTAGTAGATGTATCCTTATTACTTAGTCTTCCCCCACTCATTCCACTCATTAATTTTTCTTGATATAGTTCTAGTTGTTCTAATGTTAAATAGATACGTATTGGGTTTTCTTGAATATGTCTAATATAATTATTTAATTCATCAACATTCATAAATACATTTGCAAAGTTTTGATAATTATCTATATTATTGACTTGTAATTGTTGTCTTATCATAGTAATAATTTCAGGTTTGAATATGGATTCTAGTTTTGATTCAAGTGGTAATTCTTCATAAGAAGTTGGATTTGTAAATCCTAACAATGAATTCAATGTTTCAATTGTATCTAATAATTCCACTTTCTCTTCTTGGTTTAATTCATCAAAGTTGATCTTTTCTTTCAAATCACTTTCAACGATGGGTTCAAGTTGTGTTTGAAGAGTTCCTGGTTCATAATCTGGACTTCTTGGTTGATAATCTTCAGGTAGAGGTGATATTGGTTCATAATCTGGACTTCTTGGTTGATAATCTTCAGGTAGAGATGATGTTGGTTCATATGGAGGTGATATTGGTTCATATGGAGGTGTTGTTGGTCCTTCTTGAATATCAATTCCAAGTTCTCTCTCTGGGTCTAAAGTTCTCTCTCTGATTCTTACATCGTCTATCTCTTTATTTAAAATGTTTTTACTGAATTGTCTATAAGATTGTTCTAGTGTTTGTTGAGTATGAATAGAATAATCATTAGAAAGTTCATTATAAGTCTCTCTTCCTGTATTTAATTCGATTCTATTTTTATTTGGTAATATAGAGGTTGTTTGATCGATATTTTTATCTGTTATAATTCTCATAGTTATATTCATAGAATTTAACTCTTGCATGAGTAATTTGAATGAGTAAGGAACACGAACGATACTAAAATCACGACCATGAACGCTTTTATTTTCGATTTGCATATTATTATCTAAAACACCTTTAAATCGTATTGGACCATCTACCATAGGACTTAAGAATATATTTTTACTTTCATTATAAATAGCGATACTTCCTGTATTATTACATACAGCCATATAATATTCATCACCACGAACTAACATGGATTCATTCAAGAAAGAAGACATTCCATGACATAATAATGCGTCGCGTTCCATTTCACCGATTCGAAGACCACCGTCTTTTGCACGACCACCAATCGTTTGTCTTGTAAGTTGTGTTCTTGGACCTCTTGCACGATAATTGATTTTATCTTTCACCATATGTTTAAGCCGTAAATAATAAGTTGGACCAATAAAGATATCACTTTCCAATACTTCTCCATTCATACCATTATATAATATTTCATTACCAGAGGAATGAAATCCTTGTTGTTGTAGCATCGAACCAAATACTTCATGTTTGGACCCTTTATTTACAAAAGCAGTACAATCACCAAACGCACCATAATGAAGACACGCTTTCCCTACAAGACATTCTACTAATTGACCGATTGTCATACGACTAGGTAAAGCGTGTGGATTCACAATGACATCTGGTCTGATTCCATCTTTTGTAAAAGGCATATCTTCTTCATCTAATATAATACCAACTGTTCCTTTTTGTCCTGCTCGAGAACAAAATTTATCCCCAATTGATGGTAAGCGTTCTTCACGAATACGAACTTTTGCGATACGGTTTCCTTCTTCTCCTTCTGTAATATAGGTTTTATCAACAATTCCAAGCTGTCCTTTTTTAGGAACAACAGAACTATCAATAAATGTATTTGGTTCAGTTAAGGATACAGTGCATTTTCCAATCACTACTTTTTTATCATCCATGAATTCATTCTCTCTTATCATTCCATTTTCATCTAAGTGTGAATAATCATATCCTGGTTTTAATCCAACCATATTTGACATGCGTGATTCAATATTACAAAAATGACTATCTACATTTGAACCAGAGACTTTACTCGATTCTTCGTAAGATTCATACATATTAAAATAAGTAGTTCTAAATAATCCTCTTTCTACAGATGATTTATTAAATATTAACGCATCTTCTACATTGTATCCGTTGTAAGACATAATCGCTACAATTGCATTTTCTCCATAGGGGTGTTGATTTTGAGTAATATAGTCGTAATATTTACTTTTTATAAGAGGTATTTCTCCATAGTTCAATACTACACCCATTTTATCTATTCTATTTTGATAATTTGTATGATATATAGATACTGCTTGTTTGGATTGTCCGCAGGAAAATAAGTCTCTTGGTAATTGATTGTTTTCAGGATAAACTACCATATTTCCTAAAACACTTAATAGTAAAGATGGATGAATTTCAATATGTGTTGTATATTTACTATCATATTCATGTTCCATACTTATCAGAGAACTTTCAACTTCTTCTGTATCTAAATATTCAATAACACACGCATTTTTTTCTAAATATTGTTTTACATTTTCATAATCATCTGGAATATCATATAAATTTTTTGGATTATATATCATACATTCCTCTTTTTTTGTTTTCTTCTCTCCGTGATGAAAACCCTTTGTTATTTGTTTCCAAGAGAGAGAATCGGAAGAAACATCTTCAAAAAAGGAATTTTGATAACTGATTGAGCCATCTTTTTTAACATAAAATAGAGGGCGTAATAATCTTCCTCCGTCGCTATGGATAATAATTTCATTATGTTGATAATCCCACCGTATAGAAGTATATGATGGTAATAATGAGTTTCTACGATATAATTTAAAATCTTCTATGATTTCTTTTGGATTTTTTACAATACCCATCCATGAACCATTAACAAATACTTTTGTAAAGGAAGATAATTCAAGTGGAGATACTTCATTGATAAATTGAAGGTTTCTCTCTCTTAACCATGACACAAATACAGAAGAAGAACAATCTGGTGAAATATCTGCCATACAAGAGAGATGTTTATGAAGTCCAATATTTGCTCCATCTGGTGTATGTATAGGACATATGATTCCAATTTGAGAACTGTGTAATAGTCGTGGTCCTACTACTTTTGCTGTTCTATCCAGAGGTAAGTTTAGTTTTCGTAAATGAGAGACAAATGAAAAATAAGATAATCTATTCAAATCCTGAACGATACCTTCTCTCTTTGTATGAGAGACAGAACCCCAATTTCCTTTGAATCCTTTCATAATTCCATCTTCAACCATACGATTAGAGAAAAAATCTTTATAGTTATTTATAATTAGTGAAGTAAAGTTGTTTTGATATGTATCTTTATGATAATAATACTCACTATCAATCTTTACAAATATATCTTTCAATTGTAGTTTATAATATTCAATAAATAAATCATACAAGAGAGAACCGGATAATTCTACTCGTTTAAATTTAAAATTATCACGGTCTGTTGGTTTCTCGTCTCCTATATAAACACGTAATAAACGCATTACCATATAACCTAAATAATATGCTTTGTCTATAAAATTAAGTTCTCCGACATTCGGTAGAAAATAATCCATTAAAATATGTAAAGTTCCTGAAATAGTTTTTGATTTGGTAAAAGTGGAAATATACTGTAATGCGTTTTCCTGAGTGAATATTTTTGATGAATCATATACACTTGAAGTAAATAAATCAATATAGTGATTATATTTCTCCATATCTAATAAACACGTTTCAATAATTTTTTTATCTGATTGAATACCTAATGCTCTCATTAAAATAAATAAAGGAATAGGTTTTCTAACATTTGGAACCAATACAACAATTTGTCCGTTTGTTTTTGTTGGTGTAGGTCTTACAATACGAACTGATAATGTACGAACTGGTTTAGAAGGGTCTTCAGCAACAGTTCGAATATCTACAGAATGACTATATAATTCATTAAAATCATCTGTAATTTTAAGTAAATTATCTGCAAACTTTTCTTGAGATACAATAACCTTTTCTTTTCCATTAATAATAAAATATCCTCCTTGGTCCGTTTTACACTCTCCAAGTTGAAAACGTGTATGTTCGTCTAATGAGGATAATATACACATCTTAGAATGAAGCATAATAGGAAAACGCCCTAAATATATATGTTCTAGTGTTTCTTGATGAGTAGTTTTATTACCATTATCATCAATCATAACATATTCTACATCTACATCATAATGTATGGTGAAAGAATACGTCATATTATTTAAACGTGCTAAATTTGGATACATATAGTCTTGACGCGTTTCTTCACTTATATCATTATAGATGATTGGCTTACCATAATATATTTTGTTTCCTTCTTTTCCTCCTAAATATAAAAAACATTGTAGAGTATATTCTCCTGTGTTTTCATCTTGTTCTTTCACAATCTTGATTGGATTATTCTCTCTCATTATTTTTGGAATACCATTCCATACAAAATCATCATACGATGTTAAATGATGTTTTACTAAAAAGTGTGAGTTTTCTTTAAAATACTTCTCTATTAATTCCCATACAAATATTTCGTGATTATTCATTTGTTATATATAATAAAATACTATTTATATTTATAATTTGTATTTTATTTAATCTTCTTTATCCAATACATCTACACTTGCTTGAACGGTTTGCTTACCAAGAGTAAGAATAAATAATCCTAATATAATAAATAATCCAACAAATGGTAATAATACCAAGAACCAAGCAAGATTTGTGTATTTATTTTCACATAAACTATTCAAGACAATCGTCCAGAATAAAACATAAAGTAGTTTTCCAACAAATACAAGGAAAGTAGGGAATGTTAAATCACAGTTATACATTCCTAAACAATATTTATCTGTATTTCCTAAATTTTGGATTGCCATGACTAGAATAGAAAAGAGTGATATTAAAACATAGAATCTTGCAGGATTACATAATGCATTGTATTGTTTCATCATATCTCCAAGAAAGTTATTTGCCATAATGTATATTTTATAATTAGAAAATAAATTTGATTACATACTATTTATTTTGTTTCGTGCATTCATAATATGTTGTTTCATATCTGTTGGAGTAACGTTAAGATTGCTTTCATTTGCAAGATATGGTTGATATAGTGGAGATGGATTATCACTTGGAACTGTAGATGTTCCGTTATATGTTGAATCTAAATTTTTACCTCCATATTCGAGTGTTCGTGTAGCAGATGTTACTTGAGATGGAATGAGAGAACTTAATCCACCACCCCCTTTATAAGTAGGAATATCAGTTACTTGGATTTGGTCTAACATATTATACATTTGAGGTATCGTTTGAATCTGGATTGGATCTCCACCAATGGCTAATTCTGTATTTAACGCGTTGAAATCAGGAGATAAACTATAATGTGTTCCTCCTGCTACTGGATGCCATAAATTATTTTTTGGGATATAGTGTGGGATAGGGTTAAAGTCTTTAGGCCAGAATTCTTTCAATCCAGGTGCTGGTGCATACTTCACTTGACCTGGTATATGTTTATTACCTCCTCTATGATTTTTCCTTCTAGTATATTTTCGTTTTCTATTTCCACTGTTGCGTTTTGCTCTTGTTTTCGGCATTATATAATAATACTAGAAATTATATATTAAATATATATAAAGATTTTTTATTCTTCATTATATCATAAAATTATAGCTATGGATTCTACTTTATTTAAGAATGGGGCTGGTATGTCCTCCCAAATGATGTTAATGGCAATGTTAAATAGAGAGATTACATTTAATCAAATTATATATATGATATTTTTTAATCAACTTATTTATATTATTCCTTCTATTATAGTATTCTTTAAAAAGTATGGAAATGTTTTTATTCAAAAAATAAGAGAGAAAGTTATGAAAGATAAAAAAATAAAACAATTCATTAATGAAGATAAAAATATAAAAAGTGAAATTATTTATAGTAAGCATAAAGATAGTACAATTGTGAATGCAATCAATAATTATATTACAAATTTGAATGAGTCAAAACATCTTACCTATCGTGAAGAGTATTATGTGACAAATACAGATGAATTTCAGATAAGTTCAGATATATATTGTAAAGTTTATATTAAGAATACGATAGATACAAGTGAGGAAGAAAAAGAAAAAATAGATTACAAAATTGCAGTATATTCATATAAATATGAGCTGGAATATTTGAGAGATTTTGTGAATACACTAAATGAAAAATATATTTATGAATTAAACAATAAACTTGGAAACAGAAAATTTTATTTTGATGAGATCTCGTTAAATATTCCTAAAGGTCCAAGTGGAGAAATACGTTATGAAATGATGCCACGAAATTTATCGTTTATAATGACCGAATTTAATACAAATAAATCATTACATAATGTATTTGGAAAACATTTAGATATAGTGAAAGAGAGAATAAAGTTATTTCAACACGATAAAAAATGGTATGAAGATAAGGGTATTCCTCATACATTGGGTATTTTACTTCATGGACCACCTGGAACTGGTAAGACATCTCTAATTAAAGCCATTGCAAAATACTGCAAACGTCATATTTTCAATATTAAACTATCTAAATATAGCACAAAAACTCAACTAAGAAATTTGTTTTTTGAAAAGAAAATCAACGTAGTAAATGAAAATGGACGAAATCAAATGTATGAAATACCGCTGGATGAGAGAATTTATCTTATTGAAGATATTGATTGTCTAACCGATATAGTGAATGAACGAACTCAAATAAATAAGAATCTTAAAGAGAAATATGCAGGTTCAAGTGATTTAGACCAGATTTATAATTCAACATTAACTGGACCTTTAGAAAATGACTTTAATAATGCTATGACTAGACATAATTACAGTAACTTTGGAAATATTGAAAATAAAAAGGTAGAAACAAGCATTCAAAAATCAAATCATACCATATCGGATATGAAAAATAATATGGAAACAAAAGAATTTTTGAAAGATGAAGAAGAAAATACGGATGGCTTGAACTTATCTTTTCTATTGAATTTATTAGATGGTATTTTAGAAACACCTGGTCGTATATTGATTATGACATCAAATTATCCTGAAAAGTTAGATAAGGCTTTAATAAGACCAGGGAGGATCGACTTAAATATACATGTTGATTATTGTGATTTAGAATTAATACAAGAAATGTTTAATCACTTTTTCAATTTGGATAATAATAAGTTTGATTTCACTATATTAAACTATGTAAATAAAATTACACCTGCAGAAGTCAATAAATATTTATTAAATAATTATAACTCATCTCAAGCATCTTATAATGAGATAAAAAATCATATTACAACAAAGAAACAATAAATTATAAAAGTTATTCAATATCAACATGAGTTAGCATATGTCTCCTACAACACATTTTGTTTAAATTTAACCTATCTAATACAATGCCTTCTGGTGTTTTTTCAATATTATCTTCTGTGAAGTAAATAACTTTATTTGTATCCATATTTTGAGATATTTTTATTTTTTTTACTTCTCGTAAGTAGTGTAAATACTTATCTGCGAGAACATTACCACAAGTGAAACACTTTACAGGAATAATCATACTATATATAATATAGTATATAATATGATTCATTTTTAAATTCAATTTTATTTAAATTGAATATCTTTCGTTTCTAAAATAGAAATGGTCTGCCTTCATAGTAGGAGTTTCAATTTCATCTATAAATGTTGGACCATTTCGATTTCCTGCAACACATCGTCCTTTGTTATTGTTGGAGAGATAAATACAACATCGTGTTAAATTACAATTATTTGAATTTAATGTTTTACATTTTTCATTCAATTCATCACTTGATAAATCGCACATATTATTAAGATTTTTTGGAGTCATTCCTTCTTGTCTTAGTTGATTCATTTCATAAAATAATATTAGATAAATACCCACTAATACAACTATTATTATTTCTATATAATAATTCTGCATTCCTCGTAAAGAGTTATTTGCAAATTGTTGTAATGATAAAAATAAATTCATATATATAATATTTTATAATAAATTACTTTTCTACAAATAATTTTATTCCATCAGTTGTTTTCCGTTTTCTATAAACAGTATTTGATTTATGAATATCTTGATGACATTTTTTACAAATACGTATCAGATTTGCTGTATGATTTTTGTGAATATGGTCTATATATCCATCTTGATCTGCATCCTTTTGATATTGTAAATGATGAATATCATCTCCATCTTCACCACATAATTCACACGAACCATTCAACATTTTTTTAGAATTATAAGAAGATACTTTTCTATCTGTAATTGTTGTTTTTCCGTAATACTTCATACGAATATTGGTTGCAAGATCTAAAAAGGTTTCTGGTAAATGTAAAGACTTACATACTTCTAAACCATACATATTATCTCCTGGTCCATCCTCTAACTTACGGTTGTAAATTAAACATTCTTTGGAACGATCATACACAACACTTAAATGTTTTAAACTTAAATACTTTAATTCCTTGATTTCATTCATTTTTGTTATTTCGTGAAAATGGGATGCAAATATAAATTTACAACCACTTTTATGTAAATGAAACAATCCAGATGCAAATATACTTATTGCTGAACCATTCTCGGTTCCAGAACATAATTCATCACCCAGAACAAGACTATCTTTATCTGAATACTTTAAAATAGTCCGCAATTCTGACATTTCAACAGCAAAGGTGGATAAGCCTTTAAAAATATTATCATTTCCTATAATTCTTGTAAATATATGTTTGAATGGATAAAATACAAATGACGAACAAGGAACAAACATTCCTGCTTGAGCTATTATAACTGATATACCAATGGATTTAATTAAACTCGATTTACCTACTGCATTTGTTCCAAATAACAAAAACCCTAAATTTGTATTGTCTAGATAGATATCATTCGGCACATAACACTCTTCTTGATTTATACGTTCAATAAGGGCATGTCTTAACCCTTTCGTATGAATGAAAGAAGAATCACTCTCTTTAATGGTTGGTTTGCAATAATTATATTTTTTAGAAATAATTGCCTTTGTAATATTCACATCTAAAACACGAATGACTTTAATGATTGTATGAAAACAACTATGTAATGGAATTAAAGTAGTTAAAAATTCTTTGTAATATTGTGTTCCTAATTTCTTCAAAACTTCCTTCAAACGATGAATATTGTTTGCAATTCTCTCTATATCTACGCCACATATACAGGCATCATTCCCCTTTCTTTCTATTTTAATCTTCTTTATATTTAAATAATACGAACAATTCTTTTTACTATAACTTGATTTATACACTAATTCAATTTCTTCTTTTTCTATCTTTTTTAATTGTTGTTTTAATGTTTCTCCTCTTTTTACAGTAAGTTTAATATAATATCCATTTTTATCTGTTTCGTGTAATTTACATAATTCTTTGTTTATTTTTCTCTCTCTCTCTTGGATAATACTTGTTAAATATTCACGAATACATTCTAATCTATCAAAACTTTCCATATATTCTCTTTGAATCGTATCTATTTCTGGATAAATTCCTTGTTTGAAAAAATTCAATGTAAAATTATTACAAGATTCATTATTATTTTTTAAAATTATTATATCTACTTTACTATAAATATTATTATTTAATTCTTGAATAAATTTTATCACTTTATCAACTTGGATATAATCACTCAAAAAATCCATATACGATGAAATATCTTTTTTAACCATTGTATTTAAAATATCTATTGTGTTCTTTAATCCAATAAATTCAGTCGGTTTTACTCTACTTAGAATGATTTTCCTATAAAATCTCTCTACATCAATCGTATGATTCAAATTCTCACGGATAAGTTCCATTTGTTCTATATGTTGTAACATAAAGTCGATTAAATCATACTTTTTTTCTAATTCATTTTTATCAATAATTGGATTTAATAATTGTTCCTTAAATTCTCTCTTTCCTATTGTTGTTACACATTTGTTTAATAGAGATAGCACACTTGAATAAGGACCATTATATGTACTATCATTAATAATATTTAATTGTTTTAATGAATGATTTGATAAGATAAGGTGGTTTTCTTTATTTATCTTTGGTTCTTTAATTTTATAAATCAAATTGGGGTTATGTTGATATACATAGTCTAATAAAAAAACAAAACATTGAAACAAACAAGGATAATATTCTAATGAGGTGCTAGAAATATAATATTGATAATCTTTTATATCATAGAATTTTTCCATCAATTCCTTTTGATACACTTCACTTTCACATCTTAAACATCGTTCCGACATAATATTCTCTCTATCATTCAAATCTATTTTACGAATCACACGACTACGAATACCAATAAACATTAAAATATCGTTTATTTCGCTTGACTTTATCGTTTCGGTATTATATATAAGAATAAATTCAACTGGAGAATATACGGAATACACTCGTTCTACTTCATCAAATGTTGTTGGATTGTGAAAATATTCTTTTTTGATTTCATTTAAGATGACATTTCCAGTAATAATATCTACTAATGTATAAGATATATACATATATTTCTTAGGTTCTATCAAATTAGGATTTGTAACAAATATTTTAACACACATTAACATATTTGATATATTGTTTTCTGTATCAAAATCCGTTCCTGGACTTATAATATGAAGTAATTCTCTCTCTGCACTTGGATTTTCATCATTTTGTTTATAAATAACAATTGTATATCCTTCTCTCGTTAATTTATTTGTATATTTATTAATCATATAATCACGAAAACCAGCCATCATTACATTACATTGAACTTTTCTTTCACTATCATATATCGATACTTTTGATTTCATACTTATATGTAATTCACATATTTTAGAAAATTCTTGAATAGAACTTCCAAATATATTTGTTTTATATTTTTTTCCATAAACTTCAAAAAAAGCACCCACTTGCATTAATAAGATACATTTATCACCATATTCATTTTTATATTTGTTGGTTAGTTCAAAGTATTTCTTAATTAAACTCATGACTATAATACTATATTACCGTCTTGTGTTTATATTAGTTTAGAATATTAACTTTGATACAAGTAATTGTGTATTAAATAATTACTATTTTTATTTTTTATATCACCACTTAATACTGTATTTTTATAGATTTCTCTAATGAGAGAGTCAGGGGCTCGTGTTCCATATCTAATTAAATTCTTATCTCTTAACTCTCTCTTGATTGTATTTATATCTATTTCTTGTAAGATATTAATCTCTTTTTTAATCTGTTTTATTGTTTTATTATTTTTAATGAATACACCTACTTTTGAATTTTTCTTTCCTAGATTATACATTCTGCGTATTGTTTTTACTCTATATTTTCTTACATTCTGTTTTGGAATATTTTTTAAAGAACGAATATTATGGTTTCTTTTTACGATATCTTTTGTTTCTTTTTGTCTTATATCTTTTAATTCTTTTAATTTTTTACTTCTATCTGTTTCTATTTTTTGATTATCTTCTATTTTTATTTTATTATTTTTACCTTTCTCTCTACTTACTGTATGATGATGAAGATTGTGTGGTTCCTTTTTTAAACTTCGTTTATATTGTGAATATGTCATTTTTTTACCTCCTTTTAAACAACCATAAGGTGGTTCTGGTTTGCTCTTTGAACTTATAAATTCATCCTTCTTTATTTCATTTCTATGAGATTCTAAAGTAGGTTCAACTTTGATTTTATTTTCCAAAGTGTTTTTTTCTGGTATTTTAGTTTTTGATTTATTATGTTTTCTATCTCTCTTACTAACTGGATTTTTCTCTTTTAAGTATTTATCTAAAAATGACATTGCTTCAGCCAATCTATCTGTATTTGAATTCACTACATTGTCATGATTTGGTTTTTTTGTTTTCTCTTTTTCTTTATTCTTGTTAAAATTGCGTATATTGGATATTAATTTTTTCTTTAATGTATTTCTAACATTTAGTTTCTTTGGAATTTCTTTTCTCTTTTTGATTGTTTTATTTTTTGATAGAGAGAAAAATTCAGGGTTGATTTGAATTACTTTATGTTTTTCTTGAGAACTCATACAATTAATATATAAATTAAAACATCCACAAGAACGATTTACATATACATTAATTTATAATTCATATTGTCTAATTTTGATTTATCATTTTTATATTTGATAAAATCGTTATATCCATTATCCATATCCTTTTTATTAATTTGTTTTCGTTGATTCTTATCATTAATACAAAATACACGCCTACCATGACTAATTTTTACTTTTGAAAATAATGATTCCATATCACGGCCAAAATATGTAAATGTATCTCTATGTTTTAAAAACCAATGATTTAACTCGCTATCATTTATGTTTAAGTTCCAATTATTCTCAAATACAATTTTTTTGAAGATATCTTTTAGTTCAGTATGTGTATATTCATTTGTATCAAAACACCATGTAAATCTTGATTTTAATCCATTATTATAAGAAAATAAACATTCATCTAATTCATTTTTATAACCTGCAATTATCACCATTAGATTATCTTTATGAACGCTTAAAAGTTCGCATAATGTATCAATACACTCTTTTGAAAACATATCTCTGTTCTCTCTATTACCCAAAGAATAGGCTTCATCTATAAATAATACACCTCCAATACATTCTTCTATAAGTTTTTTAGTCTTTATTGCAGTCTGTCCTAAATATCCAGCAATCAAATCTGGCCTTGTAACCTTTTTAAATATACCTTTTTTTAATATACCTAATTTACTATATATTTTACCAATAATACGTGCTACTTCTGTTTTTCCAGTTCCGGGTGGTCCATAAATACACGTATGCATATAATCTCCCTTACTATCTTTATGTAGGTCTTGAATATAATAAATAATTTGATTTAATACTGATAATTTTAATTCTTCCATTCCAATCATATTATTTAGTTCTATTAACTCTTCCTTTATGTTATGTAGTCTTGAAAGATTAATATTATATTCAATATGTGGTAAAAGAGGATTATCATTAATAATTTCTATTAGAGAATTAAGATTTACTATATTTTTTTCTATAACTTTCTTATCAAGTTTCTCTCTAACATAACTGGATACATCTTGTTGTGTGATTTCTATTGTTGATGTGTTTTCTGTATAATAATTTATCACTTCAGGTTGATTATCTTGAACAAAATTTTCGTCAATTAAATCCAAGAATTTATGATATTTCACTCTATCATTTAAATTTTGTTTTCTATTGTATATTTTTCTACCATTCTTATATTGAGCTTGATATAAGTCCATTCTTGATATAAAATTAAAGTATGGATTCATGTATTAACTTAAAAAGTTATTTTTATATTATTATATCAAGACAAACTAACATTATATAGCTGAAATTCAAATGTTATTCATATATTTTTTATTATCCATCTCATTTATTTCTTCTATGTTATCTTGGGTATATATGAAATATAATAGTAATTCAGAAAGCAGAATAAAAAGAATTATTTATTATACGCATCATTATATTTTTTATTATATATTAAATTTGATTATTTCATATTTACTTTGGAAGAATATATATATTATTTATGAAAATATAGAGACACCTTATAAAGATAATGTTATTTATATATCTTTGATCTATATTACCATTTATATTTCTATGAATTTTAAGTATTATATTACGATGCTATATAACAACTAATTCTTTTCACATCTTTGAAAATTTACAAAATTATATTAAATACATAATGAATATAAAAAAAAATTGATATAGAATTTAAGATAATTATACTTCAATAATATATCTCTCTTTCTGTTGAATCGTACGCTCTAAGATGGAATCAATCCAAATGAATAAGAATGAATCTATTCAATATAATAAATATATAGAAGAACCATGGTCTTTAATTGAAAGTTATTTTGATGGACAACATTTAAAGAGGATGGTTCGTCATCATATAGAATCATATAATAACTTTGTAAACGAACAAATTCGTAAAACAATAAATATGTTTAATCCAGTGTATATAAAGTCACCACAAGACTATGATGAAGAAAGTAAGAAATATAGTTTAGAGATGATAATTACTTTTGATAATTTCAATATATATAGACCACAAACCTATGAAAATAATGGTGCAACAAAAACGATGTTTCCGTGTGAAGCACGATTGCGAAATATGACTTACGCATCGGTTATGACGATTGATTTAAATATTAAAATTATTCGTAGGTATGGAGAAATGTTAAAAGAGTGTGAGATAAAACATAAAATATTACCGAAGATACATATTGGAAAAATTCCAATTATGTTAAAATCGTGTCTATGTGTATTAAATCAGTATAATCATATTGATAATTCATATATTGGTGAGTGTAAATATGATTCAGGTGGTTATTTTATCATTAATGGTAGTGAAAAAACAATTCTAGCTCANGAGAGGGCAGCAGAGAATCGTATATGTTGTTTTAATACNATGAAAGGTAATAGTAAATGGTCTTGGACTGCGGAGATAAAATCAGT